CGAGTGAGGCTGATATAAAAAGCCGAGTGATGCGGGGTACAAGCCATGATGGTGTTGTTTATCCAAATCCAATTACGGGCGGATTTTCAGCAGAAAATATCTTTATTTTTGAAAAGGATAAGCAAAATAAATATATGTTGCGCGGTCAGTTGCCCGGATTCAAATTTACGTTTGAGGTAATGCCGTCGCCTACGGTTGTCCCCTATGGTCAAGTCTATAAAAATCTTGATGCAACTGATGATGAATGGATGTATTTCAAAACTGCCAATAACTTGGGGATGTTGGTAAACCTGACAGCTTGGAATATGTAATGGCAAATATGATCTTGGATAGTGGCGTTGTGCATTCGCCGCATTATAAATACGGCGGGCGCGGTTATATCGCCGGCGAAGCTGAGGGTATCGTTACCGTCAACGGGCAGCCGGCATCGCGGCGGATTTATCTTTTTGCCCGCCCGAAGATGGAGATTGTCGCCGATACTTGGAGTAAAGACGACGGCAGCTACCGCTTCGATCAGCTGAAGGAGGACGAGGAGTATCTGATGGTGGCGACGGATTATAAAAAGCAATACGAGCCGGTCTCCTATGATTTCATCAAGCCCCACGTCGATACTGACGGCGGATAAGGTCGTCTGAAATGTCTGACGATAAATCCAAAACCTATGCCGATTCCGCGCGGATTCCGCTGCCTTTCAGGGCGTTGATTGCACAGCGCAAACCGTCAAACCGACTGCCGATACCGTTTACCCGCCCGCTTCGCCATATCGCGTCGGGCGGTACGGTTGCGCCGAGTGAGCCGCCTAAGCCCAAGCCGCCCGAACCTTACACGCCGCCGGCAGGCTATGCCGCCGTATCGGGGGAATGGGGGTTTGTTTTACATGCGGCGGGAATGGGGTCGGCTTGTTTGTCCGGTGGTTTCGCGGGCGGTAGTGCGGCGGTCGGAATATCGGGTGTGTCGGTTGAGACTGTGGATGTTGCCCATTGTTTTCAGACGACCTTTAATGGCATGACCGCGCTTGAAGGTCGTCTGAAATCGCTGTCTGAGCCGTCGTTTGCGGTTTCTGCGTGTGCGGCAGGTGTTCAAAGTGCGATGGATGGGCTGGACGGCTGCTCCGGCGCGAACACGACAGGCAGCCTGTTTTTGACGGGCTGTGGCGGCGATGCGCAGGCGGGCGAGCTATTGGAAAGCCACGCAGACAGCACGTTTTCAGACGACGCTTTGTTGGTTGGCTGTTTGCAATCGGACATCCTCGCGGCGGCGGATTTAGCGCGTTGTTTCAGCCCTAAATCCCTGCCAGCCGTTCCCGTCCCCTGTGAATACTACGAGATTCCGGTCGAGCCTGAGCCTGTTCCCGAAACCTACGTCTGCGGCATCCGCCCGCCGTCAAACCGCCTTGCTCTGCGGTTTTACCGCAGGAAAATTGAGCACGACCCGCGCCATATTCCGCTGCCGTTCGCTTGTTTTGATACGGCAAAAACCCCTGTTTTAAACGGATACATTATGCAAAACACCGTTAAAGCCACGGCGGACGGGCAGCCGATTGAGTTGTTTGCCGCCTCGTTTACTGCCGATACGGGCGGCTACTGCTGGCAAGGCAGCCTGACCGTTTCGCCCGAGGATTTCGCGAAAATCAATCCCGACGCCCGCGCAAAGGGTGAGGAAGCGCAAATCAAGGTGCAAATCAATGCGGACACTTTTGTCATCCTTGCCGAGGATTACAGCGACAACCGCCGCTTCGGGCAGAAAAGCTATACGGTAACAGGCAGGAGCGTTACCGCCCGCTTGGGCGCGGACTACGCGCCGAAAGGCAGCGGCACATACCGCAACCCTATCTACGCGCAACAAATCGCCACGGAGGTCTTGAGACCGACGGGCGTGGGCTTGGACGGATGGACGATGGCGGATTGGCTGATTCCTGCCGATGTGTACGCATTGACGGACAAAACGCCTATGGCGGTATTGCAAGAGCTGGCGCAAGCGGCGGGCGGGTTTATCGAGAGCGACCGAGCCAAGCCAGCTCTGAGATTTAAGCCGAAGTGGAAATCGGCAGCATGGGAGGTGGCGCAGGCTGCGGCAGACGTTACCGTGCCTGCCAGCGTGATTTTCGGCATCAGCGGGCAGCGCAACGTGTCCGAGCGGGCAAACGGAATTTATGTGTGGCCGAGCCATAACAAGGGCAAAGGCGCGGATGTGTACCGCAACGGCAGCAACCGCGAGCCGCGCGCCTCCGCGCTGACCCACGCGCTTTATACCGACCAGCCTGTTTTGCTTGCGGCAGGTATTGCCGCCTTGAGCGCGACGGGCGTCCACAAGCGCGAGACCGTGTCTTTGCCTGTGTCAGACAAATACGCGATTCCGATGGCGAATTTGGGCGAGATTTGGCAAATCAGCGAGTCGTCGGGCAACTGGCAGGGCGTGGTTGTTGGCGTATCGGTCGAGGTCAAAATCGAAAACGACGCGCCTGTCGTTACTCAAAATGTCAGCATCGACCGCTATTTGGACGAGTGATTAAAGCTACTTTAAAAATGCTTTAAAGGTCGTCTGAAAGCCATGTTCAGACAACCTTTTATCTATTTGTTGAGGGTAACAAAATGACCAATCTGTATCAAAACCTGACGGCACTGCTCAATCGCGAACAGCGCGGCATCGCCAAAATAACAGGCGATTTGGGCGGCGGCTCATGGGCGGCACAAACGCAAAGCGGCGGAAATATCGTTTTGAGCGGTCAGGCTGCCTTAAGTCAACGGGTCTTTTACGATGTGCGTACCAACCGCATTATCAGCCAAGCCCCCGATGCTGCCGTTTTGGAGTTGGGCGTGTAGTGTTGAGTGCAGGCTCGCCGCCTTGGCAGTGGGCGATGGGCTGAGATAATTTGTTTTATTTTGAGAGTGTTATGAGTACGGATATTCTGCGTTTTAAACGGGCTTGGATCGTTGATAAATAAGCAGAAAAAAGGTCGTCTGATTTTCAGACGACCTTTAATAAGGAGATTGAAAAAATCAAGTGGGACGGCGACGTAGCAGTGCAGCAACACCGCTACGCCAGCCAAGCAGATCGCACCTGCATTGACTTCTAAGACCGCCTTAGTCTCGCGAGACCGAGGCATTCTATCTGATACAGGAGTGGATGCAAATGCAAATTTATCGAGAGTTACGCTGCAAATTCTGCGGCAAATTGCTGGCAAAAGGCAGCGGTTTCGTGCAAATAAAATACACACGCTGCAAAAATATTAATTCTTTCAGTTGATTATAAAATCGAAGAATGCCGTTGAGCATCATATTAATCTGATTCAGAGCGTCGTCGAATGCCGATTTAGGAGTATATATGATGCAAAAAC